CGAGGATACCCCCTTGGTTCTTGCGTGTAAAAGTATTCCGGCTTTGAGAAGCCCCGACTACCGAGACAAGGTAGAGCGAGTGAAGCAGATTCTTCTGATTCTATTCGAACGGAAGGCTACACTCGCAAAACGAACCAAGTCTGGAACCGCTATGGCCGTCTGTCAACCTTTTGAGTTGCGTTGTATACTTGCATTGGAATATCTAAAGGCCACTGGAAAACCGGTTCCTACAGGAGTTATATCTACTTATAGGATGAAAAAAATAGTGAAAACTGTGGCGGAAGAGATGAACACACGGTTCCCCCCGTTTCCTCCAGATCTAGAGTATAGTTCAGAAGAGTCTGAAGAAGAAGAAGAGGAAGAGTCTGAGTCTGAATCTGAATCCGTGTACGAATCTAATTGAAATAAAAATAAGGATTCTTATTCTGATTTCAAAATATTAGGCACGAAGTGCCATCAACAACGCATCGGCCAAATCACTCTTTTTCGATTTGCTGTTGAAAAAGGCCAACCAGATTGCAGCAGAAGCCCCTGCTTTTGTCAGTACCTCCACGGCCTCGGCTTCAGCCGTCTTTTTACGGGCTCTATAGGCGGCTCCTTCCTCCTTAGTGGTTGCTACGACAGTTGATACAATCACATTAGCAGGGACAGCGACAGCAGTGGTAGGAACAGCGATAGCAATCGCTTCCGCCGCCCGTGTCTTGGTCCCTGCATGAACAAACTCGATGGACCCCGTCCACGCATGCTCCCGTGCAAGACGATGGGAGAGCAAAGTAAACAGAATCATCTGAACTGATTTCATAGTCGGTCCCTTCATGACCGGTTGATTTTCAAGACGAATGAGAGTGGCTGATGCGAATGTAGGAAGCACAGAATCCAGCCAGGTGTCCATGGCCCGTAAAATCGTCATCAAGGATGAATCACCGGCTTTTGCAGGTTTCCAAGGGACTAAATAGCGAGCCGATGCCATGGCCAGGAGTTCTTCTTTCTTTGCCTTTTTTGCGTTAGGCCACTCCCCTGCGATCGCTAATTCCTTCAAAGGTTTTACGGTTAAACCACAAGGTAGGCAGGGAAGTGTAGGACGCAAGGTAGCTGTTTTTTTGCGACGAACGCCTGTCGCACACCCTTTGCACCACCGAGTGCTATCACCCGTATGAATCCATGTTGCAGGAGAAGTACAAGCCCCACACCGTTTGGAATCTTGGGAGGCCATCCCACCTTCGAGCAAATCAATGTTATTCCAATGCGTAATCGTCCATGTTTTGTCGGCCTTGTGCCGTACCAGGCAGTATGCCAAATTCCGAATCCCCATGTCGAAGCCCAAGTGAACGGACTCCATTATCTATTGGATACTTTGGAAGGTTTAGATAGAGCCAGATTTCTTGCGACGTGTACGTCTTGCTCGCTTATTTGTCGCATTGACAAGTCTTTTCAGAACAGATGTATTTCCTTTTTGGGCCGCTAAGATGGCAAGATGTCCCATGGCTTGACGTCGTATACCGTCTTCATTCATAGGATCTTTCATCGAATTGCTAGCAAAAAAGGCCTCAGAAAGTTCCGACTGAATTTGTGTAGCATGGGCTAGAGCAGTGGAGGCTGACATGCGAGATTGTATTGTAAACGAGGCCATCGGCAATAAGACTCCCTGCGTTAGATTTAGAATCGCCACACTACAAGCTTCCAGTTCTTGCTCTGTATAGGGCTCTCCTTTTTTTGATATAGATCCGCGAATAGAAGTTTTAAAGTCATCAATAGATATAGTAGAATCACAGCATTCAGGATAGAGACTATGAAAAAGTGTTAGAAGTGTACAAGCGAGACCAAAACTATCAAACATGGAGAGACAAGATTTTAACGAATTAGAAAGTAAGTAGACTACATTACTCATATTTGCCGATACAACCTCCTTTTCAATATTTTCATAAACGAATCCACTAAAATAAAAAAATGATTCAAACTCTATTGTATAAGGTGTAAGTTCAGGCATCGCATTGACAAGAGTATCTGCTTTCAAATCCATATCTACTAAAAGAGAGGGTAGTTCTTCTTTCATTAAAAATTCAGGTGGGTTTGAATAGAAATTAAAAGGGTACTCATCATAGAATTGGTCAAAGGGCATCATCCAATCAAAGTCAATTAAGGTTATGGTACCGGTAGACGGTTGAATCATGAGATTCTTATCTCGAATGTCGCCATGAATATATCCTTGGGAGCCAAGTCGATTAATTTGTCCTATCAATTTAATAATTTGACCTATAAGAATCGGCAGAGGGCATTGGCGTAGAGAATCTTTCATCTCGTGTTTTTGTATTACAGTAGTAATATCAAATCCTAGATGTGGCATACGAACCGGATAGACTTCATTATAGGCTGAAATTCGTAATTTACTACGAATCGATTTAGGAAGATTCCTACCTAGGAAGTTTCGTTTGTAGGTATTCATACGATGCCCTTCATTCGGACCTAAAAGAGTTGATAAATGTGGAATTAATTGTACAATATGATCGTATGGTTTTTTACGTGAATATAACTTTGTTACATTACCGGGAAACTCTTCAATTCCATTCGGAAGTGCTTTTACAACTACGCCGTATCCACCCTCTCCAATTGTGTCATCCATCTATTAGTTAGACACAAAAAAGATGATGAAGATGGAAAGAGAGGACAAGAGGACAAGAGGACAAGAGGACAAGAGGACAAGAGCCCTTCGAGAGGAATATCCCTTTGGTAAACTCTGCCGGTATACTCGACGGTAATACTTTACGGTATAACTTACCGTCAAATATTATTTTACATTTTTCTTTAGGGAATGTGTTGTTTCTTGTTTCGTCTTGTTCGTCGATTCTTACCATGTACGAGCCGTTCTAGAACAGATGTATTGCCTGCTTTCGCTGCTAAGACAGCAAGGTGTCCCATGTCTCGTCGTCGTATCCCATCTTCATTGACTGGGTCTTCCATTGAATTGGAAGGGAAAAAGGCCTTAGAAAGTTCTAAATAAATCACTTTCGCCTTTGCCAATGCAACGGATGTGGTAAGACGTCCTTCTATTTCAAAGGATGCCATAGGCAATAAGACTGTTCTCACAAGGGATAAAATGGATTTACTACAAGCACTTAACTCTGGGTCGCTATATAACTCTCCGTGCTTTGACACGCGAGTTTCTAAGCCAACTTTCACTTCATCAAGAGTTGCGACGGGATGACAAGATCCTGGATAGAGATGATAAAAGAGTGTTAAAAGAGAACACGCAAGACCAAATCCATCGAATGTAGAAAGACAGGACTTGAATGAATGGGTTTGTAAATATATAAAGTTTTTTATATTTGCAGATATTATATAGTTTTTTATAGTAGGGGTAATAGCATCAATAAATGGAAACTGTTTTCTAAATTGAACTTCATATGGGTCTAGGTTCGGCATCCCCCTGCGAAGAGTATCCATAGTTAAAAATGATTTTGACGACATCCAAGAGAAGTATGTTTTTAATAAAAATTCAGGTGGATTTGAATAGAAACCAAACCCGCCGTAGCCTGCGTAAAACTCATCAACCGGTAGCATCCAATCAAAATCAATCAAGGTCATTGTACCGTCCGAAGGTTGTATCATGATATTGCTATCACGAATATCTCCATGGATATATCCATAAGATCCAAGACGATTGATTTGCTCTAACAACTTTATAATTTGCTGAAAGAGTATAGGAATAGGACATTGACGAATTGCATTACGACTACTTGTATCATTAATATCGACTACCTTGGTAATATCGACGCCCAAGTGAGGCATACGAATCGGATAGACAGGTTGTTCGGGGCCTACACGCAGTTTCGCACGAACTGAACTCTTTAAATTTCTACCCAGAAATGTTGTACGATACGGATTCATACGATGTCCTGCATTCGAACCCAGAAGGGTCGGTAATTTTGGAATTAAAGCAATAATTTTATCATAATCATCCTTTTTAGAATAGAGTTTTGTTACATTGCCAGGATAGGTATTGGCTCCATTGGGGAGTGCACTTACAACCACTCCGTAGCCACCTGAACCGATCGCGTCTCCCATCTAGTATTTTGGAATAAAAAAAAAGGGGCGGAGCCCCCTTTTGGAACCCCAAGGGGGCTCCGCCCCTTTCGGAACCCCAAGGGGGCTCCGCCCCTTTCGGAACCCCAAGGGGCTCCGCCCCTTTCGAACCCCAAGGGGCTCCGCCCCTTTCGAACCCCAAGGGGCTCCGCCCCTTTCGAACCCCACCCTAGGGTTCTATTGGTGGGGGTCTAAGGGGGTGCCACCCCCTAGACGGTGCGTATAAACTCCCACCCCATATCCTCACAAATCTTCTGCCAAATCTTGTCCTGCATGTAGAGTTTCTCACGGCTCTTCAGCAAAGGAAAGCAAGGCAGATAATCGTCTAGTTCGAGCAACTCACAGAATTTGTAAAGAACATAGGAATAGGACAAGAAGTTGGATCGTTTCTTAGGACAGTGCTTCACAAACGAGAATTGAATCTCCTTAAACATGAAGCGAAGTTTGTCTTCGATTTCTCTAGACAAAGCAGGAGCCGAAATTCCATTCAGCCGATTCAAAATATGGGCCACATGGTCGTAGCATCGACTCAATTTCATTTTCTTGATAACCTCCTTCAATTTCGAAGGCTTCAACTTGCTCATATCCGTAATGCGTTCTTTGCGAAGTTCCGTTCGAATCTGTTCCAAGACCGCATTTGAAATTTCCGTAGTTTCCTTGGCTTGAAATTGAGCCAACCACTCGTTCAAATGGTTGATTTTTTTGTAAGCATAATAAGACATTTCTCTAGGAGGGTCTTTATAGGAAGGTTTCTCGGAATCCACTAGAATATAGTCTTGATGACCACATTCAGGGCAGTCTAGAAAGGTTTCATTCACCAACATTTCACTTTCACATACAGCACAAGTCCCATAATCTAAGGATAAACTAGAGGCTATAGTATTTTCATTTTGTAAAGAATCAGGGTTTAGGGCGTGGAGATAAGATTCCAGAGCTTTGTCTCTCATAAATCCATTATTGTTCGCGATAGCAGAGGCTTTCTTCGTCGATTCTTCTATTTCTACTGCAGGTTTCACTTCGGTTGCCTCATTTGAAAAATAAGAATAGACACTGTTGCTAGGGATGCGTGCTTTCTTTCCCCCAGGAGATTCAGTAGGAGTTTCTCCTCCTGCAATACGTTCTTGAGCATCTGTATATGAAAAGAGAATATCCCCCACTTTCAGGAAATAATCGGCTTCATTAGTACCATGCTCTATGTTTTCAATCTGAGTCTCTAATTCTTTAATTTCCGTTTCAAGTGACTGATGCTTCGTCAACACTAGAATGTCAGAGGCAGATTTTACTATGATAGGGCTCATTAAGGCTTCATTCAATGTAGCAAGTGTCTTCCGTTTATGCTCTAACTCCTGTTTTAGATCCGAAAGTTGTGCTTTTTCTGCTTTTAGTTTTGTCATATGCTGATTGTGAAACGATTCTAGCGTTTTTACCGATTCTACCGGTTTGGATTTCACAGGCTGTGCAGAAACTTCGTGCCTCGTCGCAGATAGCAGATTATCAAGCGAAACTATTGTATTTATGATAGACATTCATATATATTCTGGAATAAAATCTGTTTAGATGGTGGCTTCGCCAGACCCCTCCCCCATTTTCCGCAAAAAAATCTCCCGGACTTTGCCAAAATTTTTTTCTCACGAGGGTGTATAAACAAATGGGATCCGGTGGTTTAATGCAGCTCGTTGCCTATGGCGCACAAGACATCTACCTGACGGGAAACCCACAAATCACCTTTTTTAAGGTCGTGTACCGTCGCCACACAAACTTTGCCATGGAGGCCATTGAGCAGACCTTCAACGGCTCTGCCAACTTCGGCAAGAAGGTCCAGTGCACGATCAGCCGCAACGGCGATCTCATCCACCGTGTCTACCTCCAGGCCACGCTCCCCTCCGTCAAGCTCGCGACGGACGACGGCAGCGGTGCGCAGTTCCGTTGGCTCAACTGGGTTGGGCACAACCTTATCAACAATGTCTACGTTGAGATTGGCGGTCAGCAGATCGACAAGCACTACGGCGACTGGCTCCAGATCTGGAACGAGCTCACGCAGGAGCCCGGTAAGCAGGCGGGCTACGCCGAGATGGTTGGCAACGTTCCCTCCCTCGTCAACCTCCTCGTCCAGGGCGGTGAAGGCTGCGACCAGGACTGCGCCTCCAACGTCGAGCCTGGCACGTCCGCCGAGGTTCGCAACTGCGCGCCTGAGTACACGCTCTATATTCCCCTCCAGTTCTGGTTCAACCGCAACCCTGGCCTCGCTCTCCCCCTGATTGCGCTCCAGTACCACGAGGTCAAGGTCTGGCTCGAGTTCAACCAGCTCCAGAACCTCATCTTCGACAACTCCGTGAGCAACGCTGTCACGAGCCGCATCTCCTCCGCCGGCCTTGTGTCCGCCTCCCTCTACGTCGACTATATCTACCTCGACACGGATGAGCGTCGCCGCTTCGCCCAGGTCTCCCACGAGTACCTCATCGAGCAGCTCCAGTTCACGGGCGGTGAGTC